GTTGTAACGCCTGGTTTCGGGGCAGGCGGTTACCGCGGTATATGCGCGTGCCGGTAATCGCCTTTAAAGCGCTCACGGCCAGCAGCCGTCTGGCTGTTTCCACCTTCAGATTCACTCCATCGCCTCCTCCAGCAAATTGCCCACTGCCTTTTCTATGTGATTTAATACACCGTCCTTTGTGGCATTATAAGCATCATCAACAAAACGGTTCGGCGGCATCACACCAGTATGAGTAATAAACGCTGCCTGTCCGCCTATTATTACCCGGCGTGGCGGGTCTACCTTCCTGGCGCCGGATGTTCCATGCACAACCAGCCAGGCGTGCGGAGCTGGTTTTCTGTCTATCGCCGCTATAAAAGGAGCCGGGTCACGACCATAGCGTTTGAGCTGCTTTGTTTTTATGGCCCTTTTCAACACGCCGGGGGCCTTTTTCGAGCCCAGCCCACCCCGGTTGTGACTTTCCTGTTTTCGTACCGGCGCCCTTTTCCGCATTTCGGCAGCAACGGTCTGCGCCCCCTTTTTCAGTTCGGGTTCAATTTTAATAGGGTGCATGCCTTCAATCATTCGATCGATGGTTTCAATGAAATCGTCTATACCTTCTACTTCGATTGTAGGTTCAAGAGCCAATTAAATCACCTCTTTCACGATCAAGACCAGCTCTCGGTTAAGATCCGCCACGTTATCAATTGGAGGAATAATCTCGTACGTTCTGTTATTTACCTTAATCCGCATATCCTCACGAATGCCAGGCATATAGCGCATCATCAGGCGCCGCACGCTTATGCCATGTTGGGCCTGCGCTTCCCAGAATTCCCTGCCCCAGGGCGCTTTTTGGAAGCCTACCGGGACGCCGGCTTTAAAAACCTCGTATTCTTCTTTCGGGTTACCGTCAATGTTAACAGTCTCCTTTGGTTTTAAAATATCCGCTCTGTGACGCAACTCCCCAGCTTTAATCATACCGGCACCACCCTGTCCAGGTCGAGCAATCGGGTAACACCAAAGGGGATTTCACGGTTGAATTTCTCCGCCCCTGCCTTCCCGGTCAGGCTCGTCGCTTCACGATTTAGATGCCACTCTGCAACCAAAAGAAGAATAGCCTGCCTGACACGTCGTGGAACTTTTGCTACTTCGTCATGCCCAGCAGCAAAAGTAATGCAGATGCCGCTTGCCGGTCGCAGGTCTGCCGGCCAGGGAACCAAAGGGATAACCCGACCCGGTTCGCTACTGCAATCCACAAAGTAGTCGGCTTCGTCAACATTGTGCTTTTCGTTGTCCCGATCGTAGTATTCCACTGATTCGACTTCCTGCAGCGGCGGGCGGGGGATTTCTAAAACGCTGGGCCAGCTATCCAGCCAGAGTTCCCACTTTTGCGTAAGATAAGCCCTGTTTTGGTATTCCTCGCAGGTTTCCCGGGCTGTGACAATCAAATCGGCAATGTATTCCTGTAAAGTATATCCTGGCTCAAGATACATATATTCATTTAAATGGCGAATAGCTTGCTCCAGTGTTATCGGTTCAATTTCTGGAGGACCAATCAATTTCAGGGCCATATTCTCACCGCCTTTCTGCGATGCCTTCTAACGAATATACAGGTAAACAGTGCCTTTTTTTGCCACACCGGCATCAGCAACCTTAAGAGTTAATTTATCGTTTGCAACCACGCCCAAATCTGCCCGGCCAACTTGTTCGATATTCGCATTAGAGCGATCTTTTCCTGCGCCCATTAAAACATCGGTCTTATCCTCATCGTCAATGGTAATGTCATACAAGTCCGTGGGCACATTGGGGGCAACACCGGGAATAGTTACCAGCCGCTCAATAACACCATTGTATGTTTTTAATGTCGTACCCGCAGCCGTGCCTGCTTCACCATCAGTGCCAGAAATCCAGGAGAAGGCGATCTTCTTAACTTGCCCAATGGTTTCTTCAGTAATAGCAACTGTTCCAGCAGCCATATAATCACCTCATCGCCTTACGATTCTTCCAGCAATAATGCTGTCACTGAGATTGCCCCGGTGCCGTCGCCCCCAGCTTTCGTCGCCGTAACAACAAGCTTTTCTCCGGCTGTTATCTGCCCGGCAAACACGAACACGGAACCAAGAGCCGCACCGGTTAATTTATCAGCAGTCATAATACAGGTTGCTGAAGATTCATCGCCAATAGTAAATTCCGTCTGGGTGCCACCGGTTCCATTGTCAAAAGCTTCGGTTACGATAACAACGCAAATACAGGCCCGCGCCACAGGGTTGACTGCTGATAAATCCTGCGCACCATCGGTTGCTTTATCGTAGTTGGCCGAAACACCCAGGCCGGCGGCCACCAGCGCGCCAAGTCCGGCACCGTTGGCAAGCTTAGCAGCAGTGATGGTATCATCCGCAATCTTGCCGCCTGTTACAGTTTTATCATCCAGTTTGGCACCCGTTATGGTTTTGTCCGCGATAAAGGCATCAGTGGAAATGGCATCTGGCGGAAGCGCAAGGTTGCCGGTCGCTGCAAAGATCATTGCGCAATTATCCCCGTCAATCCTAAAAATCTCCAAGCCGGCGGCGTTCATGAATACCAGATCGCCGTCAATCCAGGTGCTTTTTACGTTTTTCATTTCTACCCATCTCCTTAGAGTTATTGGCAGTGGTTTCTGCCCGGTAAAGCTGAGAGGGAGCCGTTTGTGGCTCCCTCTTTTTTTGGCTTACTAGTCATAAATTGCCGTTTCCATCGGCTCATTCTTGTAGCGCGGCTGGCTCAGGATGTAGGTTACCGACCGCGCAGTGTCGTCGGCAGCTCCTACTGCGGATATATCAGCCAGCAGGCAATCAAATCCGCCGGAAACATCAAGATCTTCTGCTGCGAACTCAAACACGTAAGTCATATCGGAAACGTTCGGGGCTACAAAAGTGTTGGCCGGGGCAGCTTGTATTTCCCGACAAAGGATATCCTCGTCCACAAAAAAATTGGCGCCTATGAGATTAGAGGTAGCACCTCCCGCCCCGGCAAGCACTTCGTTGGCCACAAATACGATCCCGTTCCAGGTATGCACCACCAAATGATCGGCATAGATTTCGTGGATTACCGCGCTGCCCGCGCCGGCACCCGTAACAACCTCGCCCACAACATAGGGAACAGCATTCCTCGTCGCCGGGTCAAAGTAGAGCCGTGCCCCGGTGCGCCAAATCGCTTCAAAGTTTAAGGCTTTTGCGCCATCACCGGCAACGTTCCTGGCCTGCTGAATACGCAATGTCCGGGTTGTAACCGCAGTCCCGATCTGCAATACCACACTACAACGATTATAGTTTTTCAATGAAATATAATCCCCGATATGAATCAAAGCATTTTCAGCTGCAGCCCCCGGGGGCACTGAAGGCACAACCGTAAAATATCCCATTCTTTCACCTGTCATGATTAATTACCTCCTATATTATTTTAGAAAACTAAATTGTTCGGAAAAAAGGAAGCGGCTAAACCTTATAAGACCGCTTCCTTGATTAAATCTCCGTTTAACGAGCCGCCAGCGCCACAAAGGGGCTCTGCGAACCGGCACCTTTATAAGGCGTGAGCGGCCTGTTCCAGATCGGCTGCCCGTTTACACGGTAAATGAACCGGAAGGTCTGCTCGTCCCAAACAAAGCGCACATGAATTGATACAGCACTTTCCATGGGGCCTTTGTCAATGAGCAGATACTGGCTGAGGTCGGCCAAGATAACATCTCCGGGTGTCCCCAGCGCTTCAGCCTGCTCTATCGCCATGACCGGGCGGCCCTTGATACGCAGCACACCGTCCGGGCCATAGGTAACAAACCGCGCTTCAAGGGCAGCAACCCCAACAGCCAGTGCCAGCCTGTCCAGCTGTGGCTCAACTTCCTGATTGATCAGCCATGCTGCGTTCCTGCGGGACCGGGCCGGCAGACGTCCCCACATATTGCTCAGGTTCTCAAAAACAACTGTCCCGGCAGGCTGGCCAGCCTCTGCCGGGACAGTTACCAGGGCGTTGCTTTGCATAATCCCCAGAGGCTGTCCTGCACCCGAGCCGTTAATAATGGCATCGTCCACCATGAAGCCGTATTCTTCGGCGAAGGCATCCATGATGAACGTTTCCAGAGCCACGGTATCGGCCATAAGCTCATCGGTTGCGTAAAGCAATCCGGTAAGTTTTTGCAGGCTAAGCTCAAGCTGCCGGAACTTGGGCTGGCTTTCTGTCAGAGGCCTGCCTTCTCCAGTCCAGTACATCTGGATGCCGCCCATACGGGAACCAGTTTTGCGGCTGGATTCGTCTACTACGTTAATCTTAAAGCCATTTGCTCCCGGGCCAATGGGCTGGCGACGGCAAAGGTTGCCAAGTATGCCAGTTTCATAGGCCCTTTTGAGCAGCTCACGGGAAAATTCCTGCTGAACCAAATATCCTCCATCACCGGGAACACCTTCGCTCATGCCCAACTGGTTGTAAATCAGGCGAGAGTCCACGTTTTGACCGCGGGATTCTTCGGCAATCACAATGGCGCGGAGCTGTTCGCCCAGGCTGGCAAACTGTTTGGGTTCGCTGGTGCTTCCAGGCTGGCTGGTAACAGGCTTGTTGACCGGCTCCCTTGTCTCGCTTGCCTTGCTTTCGAGATCGGCCAGTTTTTGCAGCCTGGCGATCTCTTTTTCGTTCTCGTCGTATTCTTTTTCCTTCGCCTCGTAAGAGGCTACTTCCTCATCGGTGAGTGCTTCTTTTTTATCGACCAGGGCGCGCATTTCTTTCAGAAGCGCATCATTCCTGGCGATAAGTGTTTGTAACTTATTCACTTATCTTATACCTCCTGTTGTGTTGTATTTCGCGCACTTTGACGCGCTTATCAAAAACCCGGTCTTTGGCCGGGCCTTTTGCGGGTTGTTGATCATTCTGCAGTTCGTACTGCGGCGGCTCTGCGGTTTTTGATAGGGCTAATGCGTCTGGTCCTGATGGCTCCGGCGGCTCCAATGATTCCGGAGACATCGTTTGCGATTCTAGCTGTTTTTTGATCTCCAGTGCTTTGACGATTGATTTGTTCCAACTGTTCATAACTACTGGTCTGTAAGTATTGAAATAATAATCCTTTACCGCAGCAGCTATGTCAGAATAAAGCATTCCATCGGCAAACTTTTGCTCGATAGCAGTTGCCGCGCTCATCGGCGTTTCCTCGTCCATAAGGGCCGCTATTTCTTCCCTGGCCCGGCCGGTTTTGAGCTCATAAACGTTCATAATCGCCTCTTTTACCTCGTCAAGGAGGTCCGCTACGTGGCGCAGGTCTTTGGCCTCGCCCCAGGCTTCTGTCCATGGATTATGAATCAACATCATACTTCCAGGGCTCATCAACACCTCTGTCCCGGCCATAGCAATAATGGACGCTGCGGAATAAGCCTTGCCGTCGATCTTAACAGTAACTTGCCCCTTATGCTCCATCAGCGCCGTGTATATTCCTACCGCCGCAAAGACATCACCTCCAATAGAGTCAATCCAGACTATTATGTTTTGGCCCGCATGTTTCGCTAATTCTTCCCGGAAAGCGTTTGGGGATGTGTGTGCAATTTTGAGATATTCATAAAACCAAACATGGTCATCGCTGACGATCTCGCCTGTTATCCTCAGCTCCACGTCGCCGGTATCTTCATTTTTGATAAAGTTCCAGAATTTCAACTTGCATCGCATCCTTCCTTGAGCATTTTATAAATTTCTTCGGCAAGGTTGTCCACGTTGTCACGTCTTGCACCTGTACCGGCTTCTCTCATGTTTTCAGGTTCCAAATATATATCGCCGTTCGTGATCGGCGGCAGGTTCTCCAGCTTGCGAATATCATTCACGCTCAGCCATCCCCACTGGCGGCCCACAGCATAGGCCCTAGACCTGCTGAGAGTATCGCCACGGAGCAGCCCGCGCAGGTCGAATTCCATATAGTAGCCGGCCAGACGTTCCCGCTGGGTTAGCAGTTGCATGTTGATATTTTCTTCCCAGCGCTTGAACCAGGGAAGCATGGTGTACATGACAAACTCCAGCGACTGGTGTTCTATGTTGTTATTGGTGGCCCGGTCCAGATTCTGGATCAGGTGCAGCGGCACGCGGTATATTCTAGCGATATCCTCTGTCTGGAACTTCTTGCTTTCAATAAGCTGCGCGTCGGTCGGCTTGATCGTAAACGGCGTAAATGTTAGCCCGCCTTCCAAAAGCAAAGGAATGCCAGTGTTCCGCATCCCGGTATAGTTGTCTTTCAATTCTTTTTTCAATCGTTGGAAGGATGCATCGTTCAATGTCCCCGCTGTAGAAAAAGCGCCGGAAGGAACCGCTGCATTGCGAAACATCTGGTTGCCGAATTCTTCGTAGTTCCGACCCAGGCGGATCGCGCTGGCCGCGTATTCAATGGGCGACATACCGATGATTCCGTCCATGGACATTCCCGGGACATGAAACACCTGCTCGCGGGATAGCTCCTTCGCCGGTTTGATATTTTTCCCGTTGCTGATTTTGTAAACCAACTTTTTAGTTTCTGTGTTGCGCTCTATCCTTACCTGCGGCCACTGGTAGGGATAGAGTCCGACAAGGTTGCCGCCGCGGTCCACCAGCCGCTCACATACGGCGTTCCCGCCGGTGTTCAGCGCGACCATGCACATTTCCTTAAAATTAAAAGGCGCCATTTCCTCATTTGGCGTATTGTGCATGATGTCATAAATAGCCAGGTCGTTACGCGTTTCGCGTTCACTATCACCTACCTTCCTATACAATTTGGCTGGTGCAGAGGCAAAGGTCTCACCCAAAACCCGGATGCAAGCAAAAACCGCCGTATATTTCATAGCGGCTGTAGGTGTTACCGGGCCAACAGGGGAAAGACTCACGGTATCTTCGCCAATGAGGAACTGATGGACTAGTTCATCGAAGCTGTTGGAAAAAACAAGCCTGATTTTCTGGAATATATTCAAATACATCACCACCTTTTAAAGAAGGCTTCTCATACCGCGCTGGTTATAGATATAATCCCCTTCCTGGCGGATCGCCAGGTTCATGGCGTTGATCATTGCTACCAAACCATCGATGCGTTCTGTGCTTTTATCTTTCACAGGACGGATATTTTCGTTCTCGTCCATTTTGGTCTCCACGTTGCCCACATTCCAACGTAGTACCGGGTGGCCATTATGAATCAGTTTTTTGCCCCGGACTAACTGTTCGATCTCTTTCATCGGCGGCGACATACTTTTAAAGCCCTGGCGCACCTCGACCATGGTCAGCCCCTCGTCTTGCAAGTTTACTGCTGTCTGCATAGCGCTCCACGGGTCATAACCGATCTGCTTGATGTCGTAGATGCTAGCAAGGTCTGCAATCTGTTTTTCTATGAAATTGTAATCTATAACATTACCAGGCGTTGTCTGCAGGTAGCCCTGCTGCTGCCAAACGTCGTAGAAAACTTTGTCTGCTTTTACACGTTCTGCAAGGTTTTCCTCCGGCAGCCAGAACCACGCCAGGACAACCCATTGCTGATTTATATCGTCCGGGGGAAAGAGCAGGATAAACGCCGTCAAGTCCAGCTTTGACGATAAGTCAAGGCCGCCATAACAGGGGCGGCCTCTTAGCCTTTCTTGATCTATTTTTGTTTTGCACAAGTCCCAGAAGTCCAGGCCCAGCCAGCCGGTTGTTTTGAGCTTCTCCCAGCTATTCAGCCGCAGCCACCTGAAGTTGCGCTCCCTGGCAATGTTACCCTGGGCGCGGGTAAACTGGTCTTCGGCTTTTTCCCAGGGGACGGTGTGACCTATGCTGGGGTTTACTTTTCCCCATATTTCTTTATCTTGCCAAACGTTGCGCCATTCTTCGTCGTTGGTCAGGTCGGCGTCGATGGTTTCGTGGTCCCGGCCCGTCCAGATCCGTTTATTGTCGCGGTCAAGACCGTAGAGCATGGCGTAGAGGGTAGGGTCATTTTTTACGCCGGTGAGGACGTCTACGGCCATCTGGTGAACTTCCCAGCCGATGCTTGCTCTATCCGGATCGTTTCCAGCAGTCGTAATTAAAAAATACAATGGTTGCTCTCGGGCATCACCGGAGCCCTCAGTTAATACATCGAAAAGCTCCCGGTTCGGCTGTGCATGAATTTCGTCGAACACTACCCGGCTAACGTTCAAACCATGTTTAGTAAAAGCTTCCGCGCTTAATACCTGGTAAAAAGATTTTGTCGGCAAGTAAACAAGCCGTTTCTGTGAAAGAATCGGCTTTATGTTTTTCCGCAGCGTTGGGTTTTGTTCTACCATTGCCACAGCTACATCAAAGACCATGCTAGCCTGTGTTCTGTCTGCAGCTGCGCCATATACTTCAGCTGCCCATTCATCATCAGCACAAAGCCCTTGTAAAGCCACTGCGGCAGCCAACTCGGATTTGCCCATTTTCTTAGGGATTTCCAAATATGCTGTATTGTATTGTCTGCGTCCATCTTCTCGCACTGTGCCAAAGATATCTGACAGGGCCTGCTCCTGCCAGGGTAGCAAGGTAAAATAAACGCCGCGCCATTTGCCTTTTGTATGCTTTAATTGTTTTACAAAGTTTATGGCATTGTTTGCCTTTGTTTGATCAAAGTACATTTATCTCACTCCACTAATCAGTCCCTCCATCGGATCAATTTCGCCTGACGGCGTTTCTATAGTTATCCGTGTTCTCGAAGACGGTGTCAGCCCGAATTCGGAACAAAATGACTTAAACTGGTCGAGTGCTTTCTGGCCTATTTTTACCTGCGGACGTTCGATCTCGTTTTCGGCTCCCAGGGTGTTAATATACACATAAGTCAGTCCATGTTTTTTAAGATGTCGTTGGCACTCTACAAAGGTTTTCCAACACTGGCAGACTGCTGCAAAAGCTTCACCGTCTATTTGGGTAAGCAAGCCCAGTGCTTCAAGTTGAGGTGCCAGGCGTTCCCACATTTTCTTCCCTTCGCCGGTTAACCATGCCGGACGTTTTGGTGCTGTTGGCACCGGTTTGGGTTCGTTCTCAGGTAAGGGTCGCTTGCCAGGGTTGCCTTCCAGTAATTTCAGCGCTGTTGGTTTTGGTGGTCTGCCCATTCTGGCCATTTCATATCACTTCCTCTTAGTTCCAAGGGGCTTATCAACTTTCGCGAAAACTCGCAGAAAGGGTCACCGCTGGTTTATATAAAAAAAACCTGAAGGACTAGTACCCCCCTATCCCCTCAATACCCTTTTGTTTTGCCCCTGCACCCATTAGATCTCCCATTCACTCCCCCGGATAGCTTTATTGCCTTTAATACTATTACAGATCAAACAACTTGCTTGATGATTCTTTTTATCCCAAAACAAAGGATCATTTGGGCCGCTTGGCGGAACAATATGGTCAACACACTCAGCAACAAGCTTGCATCGCTTATCTAAACGAAGCTTGCATACTTGATTTTCCGGCTGAGACAGAAACCATTTACTATACTTACCCCACCTATATGTATAACCACGCTGATTTGCCGTACCCCTTAATCTATCAAAATGCTTTTGTTCCTGCTTTCGGTGAATAGGACAATACCTTTCTCCTGCCCCCACCAGCTCAGGGCACCCTGGGTAAGCACAGGGCCGCTTGGGTCTAACCGGCACCAGACACCCCTCCCCTATTTTTTGACAAAGATACAACTTCTGATTTCATGACTTCTTGCAACTTGGCTACAATACCCCAGTTATCCCTGGCTGTGGCTGCCTGTATCTGCTTCCTAATCTCCAGTCCGCGTTTTGATATTTTGCAAATATTATAAACCCGCTTGCAGTGTGGGCAGACAAAATACTGTTTTATCCCGCTGTCACAGGGAACCTCTTTCAGGTCA